GCTACATCCCAATCTCCATCAAGTAGTCTTTTTCTTTCTACTTCAGGCAATGACATCAACATTGCTTCGTATTGACCGTCATCAAACAGATATGGATTGTCTGTTAATCTTGCAGGAACAAATTTTCTTAGGAACAAAGGTTCCCCTGCTTTCGTATGTCTAGGAGGATACTTTAATATCTCTCCATTATCAAAATCTCTAGCCCAAAAAGGCTCTCCGGGTGGTGCATGATCTAAATACATCTTCTTTACCCACCAACCTCCTACACCTCCGGGGTTTGCTGTGCAACGCATGTACATACCAAGTGCTGGATCTGTTGTTCTAAGCCTAGATCTTAGGTAATTCCATGTGTATGGAGTAGGATACTGTGTTATTTCGTCTATTCCTATCCAATTAAAAGCTTGTCCTTGGTATCTTGTTACATCTCGGTCATCATCTACATAAGAAAACCATATTTTAGCCCCAGATGGAAACTCCCATGTTGATTTAGCTTGCTTAAATACTGCACCGGGAAATGCTTTTGTGTATACTTGTCTACTTTTATCTATTAACTCTGTTAATTCAGCTAATGTTCTTCTTAATAACAACCCTCTATGGTTAGGATTTGATGCATCTCTTAGTACATCGGCTAAAAGTGCATAAGATTTGCCACCACCAGCTGCTCCACCATACAATATATCTCTTTCTGGAGACTCTAAAAAGGTAGTTTGAGGCCCTTCATTCGGTCTAAATACAACGTCATGGTCTTTTAGATGATCTCTCAGTGTTTTAGGTACGTGTTTTAGATCATCTGTAGTGACAACGGACTTTCCTCTACCTTTTAATGCATCATCTACCTTTTTAGATGCCTCCTGAGCCCTTTTTGATGCTGCTCTAGCTTTTTTAGCCTGCTTTGTTAGCTTATCAGCTTGTTTTCTCTTAGCAGAAAGCTTTTTTTGAGTAGCAAGTTTGGCTCTCATGCGAGAAGACCAGTTATAAGGGGTTTTTGGCTCCCCTTCTTTTTTCGGTGGCCTACCTCGTTTTTTCTTTTCGTCTTCTATAGGTATAATCCTCTGTTCATACGTTTTGTTAATCCCGGATTAGATATTTTTCTTCCAGAAGCTGTAGATAACCATCGAGATGCCTTAGCTGGACCTACAGTTCGTACATATTCAAAGGCTTTATCTAACAATTCTAACTCTTTCTCTACAGGTTCGTATGTTTTTTCATCTTCAGATAACTTATAACCAAATGGAATTGTAGAAGATGTTCTACTTTTATTTTCTATACCCATGGTTTCTTTGACCCTCCATGATATTCTCTAGCATGACCTTCATCTATAAGCTGTTGGCATATATCTACACCATCTACAAAAGGTATTCCGAGCACTCTTCCGAACTTGCCCTTCTCATCCTTATATGTTTTTACTATAAAATTTTTTGGAAGAAGTTCTTTAAGCCTAGCTTTTGCAGCCAATCCAAGAACTTTTTCTTCCTTATTCTTTGTACGTGACTCTGGTGTGTTAATTCCTTGTAACCGTACCCTTTCGTTTGAGAGTGTAACCTTAAAGCCAAGATCAATGCATACATCTATTGTATCTCCATCTACTATTTTAACTAAACTGCATTTGTATTCATGCATTCACAATTCTCACATTCGTTTTCTGCTGTACACTGGCAATCTTCACAAGTGCAGTCTTTACATTTTTGTTTATTTACTCTTTCATAAGCATCATTAGAATTTTCTAAACCTACAGATATTGTCACTATCTATTTACCTTTCGTGTGCTACCACCTCTAGCATATTGTTTTACATGTCCACCTTTATTAAATTTTGCAGTAATTTTAAAATTAATACTACCATCTCTGCCTTCTTTTTTCATAGCATCTACATCTAATGTTGTATTAGGAGATAGGTCATATCTATTTCTAAATATAGCCATAGCATCACCTTTGTTATCAGCTTTAATAACTTTGCTTAATGTAAGTCCTTTTATTTCGTCTGGACTATAGTTTATTCTGTTTCCTTTTACTGTAAGATCACCCATATTATTGTCCTGCTAATGGATTTGATAAAGCTCTTTGTAATTTTGTATCAAATCGTTCTTCTAAATTTTTCATTTCGTCTGTTAAAAAGTCTTGTCTTCTCTGTGCACCTTCTTCTATAGCTGTACGTTTTGCATCAAATCTATCGGAAGCATGTTGTATCAAACTGTTAAGATTATTTCTTGCATCAGTAACAACAACTTGCATACCTATCTTAACTTCTTCTATTTTAGAATATACGTTTCGGTTTAGCTCTCTGTTATCTTCTACTATAGTATCCATAGAATCTTGTATATTATACATGTCAGCTTTTAGATCTGTTTTAATAGTTCTAGCAGAATCTTGTGCAGATGTCAACAACTCTTTTAATGTTAATAGTTCTGTCTCTACTCTTTTTTCTAATCCTGTTATAGTTTCGTTAATAACACCAATCTCTCTGTTAAATCCACTTAGATCAGGTTCTACATATGCAGCTATCTGAGCTTCCATTGCTTGCCAACGACCATACACTTCAAAGCCTCCCCAGATTCCTCCTGCAAGTGTACTCAATGCTGTAAGTATGGCAACAAGCTTGCCTCCTTTAAACTTAACTCCTGCAAATTCTATTTCACTACTCATATTGTTGACTTATCATCTCTTCCATTTGTAAACTTGATCTAACAGAAATGTAATTACCTAATGGATCTGGCAATACATTGTTTTGATATATATCTTTTGTTTCGTACCAAGAAGGTTGTACCACAGGTTGTTGATTACTATAAGTAGATATATCTGGGCCTAAAGCATTTACAAGAGCTAATGTTGTCATTTGTGCTACAGGATCATATGCACTGTCCATAGCTATTCTTATTCTTTTTGCCCTTTCATTTTTAGCTATCTGCTCTTTTGTAGGTTTGTTTTCAGCTACTTCTTCTTTTGGCTCTTCAGTCTTTTCTACTTTTTCTACAGGAGCTTCTTCCTCTGTTTCTTTTTCAGCTACCTCTTCTTTTGGTTCTTCTTTTGGTGTTTCTTCTTGTGCAACCTCTTCTTTTACTTCTTCTGGCTCTGGCTGTTCTACTGCTACTTCTACAGGTTCTGTTTCAGATTCTGCAGGTTGCTCTACTTCTGTAACTTCTACCGGCTGCTCTACTTCTACCTCTACAACTTCTGGTTCTGGCATTGTTTCTGGCATCGGTTCATTTGCACTCATATCTTGTACAGCTACTTCTACCTCTTGCATAACTTCTTCAAATGTTACAGCTTCTATCTCAATGTCTGGTACCATAACTTCCATTGTTTCTATTTCTTGTGGCATATCTGAAAACATGTCATTCATACCCATGTCTGGGGCAAGGTCTGGCATTTCTATCTCTGTCGGCATAGCCATGTCAAAACCTTCTATTGGCATATTCATATCTACTTCAGGTTCTGTTGGTGCTGTATCAAATGTTTCTATTATATCGTAAGTTATTATGTCTTCAAACTGCATAGGCTGTACTATTTCTACCCATGTTTCTACAGTAGTTGTTATCACGTTATAATTTACAGTGTAAGCTACGTTATCAAAAAAGTAATTATTCTTACCACCTACTCTTATAAAAACTCTATCTAAGTCTCCTGTAAAATTCTGTGTTCCTGTAAATGTTTCTGGACTTCCTGTGTTTTCTAAGTTTATCTGTCCAGATTCCCATTGTAATACGTTATTGCTGTATCCTTTGGTTTCAAAGTATCCTGTTGTGTTATTCTGTGAATGGTACATTTGTAGTTCCCATTCTAAAGCACCACCATCTGATATGTGAAACTCACTTATATCTACATACTGATCAAATGTAGTTAAGGATGATGATGTGCCCTTACCACATGTTCCTGTACCAAAGTATGCATTACAGTCTGGCATACTTGCTGGACCAAGCCCACCCCAATCCTGATCCATATCACCCTCGTACCTTGTGGCTACGACTCCTGTATCTTTATGTAGTATATCACCTGTTGTTTTATGTTCAACAGTTGTAGTTGTTTCTGTTACCTCTCTAATGTCTCCTTGTACATCTGTTTCTTGTGTTACAGTTGTGCCCTCATCGAGCATTTGAGCATTAGATAAAGAGCAACATAAGAATAACAGAGAAGATACCAAGAGCACCTTCATCACTGACGACTTCTTCTGTTTTAACATTCTCTTTAACCCATTTGTCATAATCTGGTCGTTTCTCAGGATTTTCAGCCCATTCTTTTGCAGCTTCAAGTCCTATTTTTCCTTTGTAAGGGCAGGGTGTGCCAGCCATTTCCATAGCTTGAAATATACGTTCATCTTGGCAGAGCATGGCTATGGCTCCTACTTTCATTCCCATTCTATACAAAGCTCTTGATAATTTAAGACGTTCACAGTTTAGATCTCTTATTGCTGTTCCACCGGCTATACCTAATACTTGTGTTTGTATGGCTGCTGAGGCAGCAAAGCTGCAAACGTCTTGATTATTTATCACCACAGATGGAGCACTGGCAGTACTAGGGGTTCTATCTACTGTTGTTGTTCCTGATACTGTGGATGAAGTTGACGTTACTGTATCTGCTGCAAATGCACTTATGGACAGCAACATTAGTAGACTTATTATGATACAGCATAGTTTGTTCATGTTTAATTATTAAATCTCTGCACAAGCATAACAGTTAATTTCTAATCCTACTGCTACTTCTTTTACAACTGGTGATTTCCACATGTTTTTACTCCTCGTTAATGGTTACGGTTGGCATAGCTTTCTTTGCTGGCATAAGAACTACACCATGTAACAGCTTGCCTTCTACTTCTACTTTCTCCTGCTTTCCCAATCCTACTCTATCTAATAGAGTTTGGGCAGCCTTTAACCTTAATTCTGCTCGTGGATGTTCACCCACATCATTCATTCCTTCTACTACTCTGTGTATTGCTGTTACAGAGTGTGCAGCCATTTCTGTTTTAGCTGCTTCTAATATTTCATCTGATAATGTTTTTAACACCATGCTTCGTGAAGTCTTACTATACCCTGCTTTTTCTAAAGCTAAATTGATGTTACCACCTGTGTCAAATAGATTAGACAGAAACGATTTCTGTTTGTCTGTTAATTCTTTTTTCTTTTCTGCTAGTATACCGTTATGCTGCATATTCTATATACTTGTTCCTTTTTCTTTTATTTCTGGATATAATATCTCTGGATCTACGTTTGGTACAATCTTCCAATCGTTGCTGTTATTCTCTGGTGTTCTTCCTGTCTTATCACAACCAGCATACATAACTTTTACTTCTTCTGGCTTATCTATATCAAAATCTATAATCTTATCATAATAGGGGCCTACCTGTGTTTGAAACGTGTAGGTTAGCATTTTCTTACAATTCTCTAAAGACAAATCTCTACTGTACGGAGCTGACTCAAACTTTGTACAATCTCCTTGGAAACACATAAGTATTGTTGCTACAAAGTAAATTGTTTCCATAGCTTATTTGTACATGGCCTTTCTCATACCACCACCCTTAGCATATTTTTTCATGTGGACTTTTCCTCCACCCATCATCTTAGCTTTTCCACCGTAGGCTTTTTTCTTGTTCATAGCCATTTCTATAGCTTTACCTCGTTTTTTTTCATAGCCACTAAGTTTGCCATCTTTATCTAAATCTGCTTTGTCACGATTCTTTAACACTGTTCTTCCCCTGTTGCTGTACACTTGTTTCGAAACAGGCATAGATTCTTCTAACTATTCCTTTTATATACCAATAAGTTGTGAGAGAATTTGAATAGAACTATGCCTATGTATATTATTATACACTGTATATTAAACTTGTCAAGCTTTTTCTAGTTTAATCGTAAAAAAAATAAAAAATAAAATAATACTTGACAGATTGCTCATATGGGTGTATAATAAAGATAACTCTTTTGATTGAGGGTTTAATAGGTATCTATCTACGTACAGCAACAGAGTAACTACGTACAGCAACCGATCTAGTTTAATGACCCAATTTTAGTAAAAATATGTCGACATTGCATATACGTATAGGGAGGGGGTGGGGTGACCCTTGCATACCCCTCAGTGTAATCTTTATTTATCAACAGTCCTACATTGGCAAGGTTGTTAATACTAGATACAACCAGATATAAACAAGTTTAATAGCAGTAACACCCTGCAAACTTTCCCATGTCATAACACATATTATTTTTAGGGGTAGACAAAATCTGGTTTAGCAGTTTTTAACGGGGTACATACTGAGCACCTAGCCGTAATATAACACTGATACAAACTCTAGATAATACAAGTACTTACGAATAAAGCACCTAGTAAATCACCCAAGAAAAAACCCCCATTTAAACAGTGTTAAACAGGGGTTGTTTATCTGTGTTTTTACACACTTACAGCAACGGTTATGCCGTAGAATGTTCAGTGTTTATAAACTTTATGAATAGGTTGTGCATTGCTGTTTTATATTCGTAAGTTGTACTCGTATCAGTTGCATTATAGTTTAAATTCATAATTCTAATACTATTATTTTGTACTTTCTTATTGATTATATCTCTCTTAAAACCCAAGAACTGATACAAGTATTTGCTAGTTGTGGGGCTATAGCTGTAATTATAATCTAATAATACAACCTCTGGATTGTTAGCACTACGTACAGCAATTACAGTCTTATAACTCTGGAATATCTCCATATTATCAACAGTTATAACAAACTGATTAGCAATAGGTTTACCACTTCTTAAACTTAGCATGTTTTTAACTATCATTTTATTTCCTTTCAATAATTGCTTTAAACTGTCTAATAATATTATTCTCTCCAGATACTACACCCAGATTAAATAAGGCTAGTTCACTTCCTCGAAAATTTGAGCCTAACTCTTTTGCAACCATGTTATTAACTTTGGTTACACTTACAGCAACATATAAATCATATAATGCTTTTCTGCCTGCACTATCTAAGGCTGTAATAAATAGTTCTTCTCTGCTAGTAGTCTCTTTCTGTACTAAGTTAGTCTTGTTTTTATCTTGTGCCATTTAAATGACCCTTTCTCTGTTATATTACAATTACTTATTTTATATATTATTCTGTACAGCTTGGCAAGAAATAAAAAAGAGTGGCCGTAAATTAATACAACCACTCCGTCAGATTTTTGGTTTATGTTTAGTCAATTCATATTTTGCACCTCAATTCTACTAGCTTTAATGCTAGGTTTTAATGAGAATTATTTACAATATTATTATAGCATACTTTTTGAATAACTTCTCTAAAAAATAGCAAATAATAACATGACTACTAAAACGACAATGACAATTACAGATAATTGATATAATAAAGCAATAAATCCCATATTAATACAACCTCTGCTCATCATCTATAATATGACTGCCAAAATGACAGATAAAACAGAAGCCGACAGTGTACAGCCCAAGAAAATATACTTGTTCTTTAGTAGTATCAGCAATGCTAAACATACCAAAAAAAGCACCGACAACCAAGCCAAGACTAGCTATGAAATATAAATAGTTCATATTATGCCACCTCTAATGCTTGCCAATAACGGCTGTCTAACATATCACGTACAGCTATTTCTCTTTCTTTCTGTACATTTGCTTTACTACTTCCTTTTCTGCCCATAGATATATTAGTAACATTACCTTTTTTATCCATTTTTTCATAACTCTCATCAGTATGCGTAGACCAATGGGTTACAGCATTGTACAAAGCCCATAGAGTTTTACCAAGTTTACCTTGCTCTTGCTCATATCTATATAACAGATAATCCGACAGCCTAGTATTGATGTTTATTAAATCAACTGCTCCTGTTTCTGTATCCTGTAATTCTATAGTCTTACTTTTTTTATGGCAAAGTGTATTGCCTAGCATATTGGCAACAGTTTTATCTTCTAATTTAATATTGCTCCATAGCTTAAACTTCTCACTTTGATTAGCAAATACATCTAAGGAATTACTAACCTTTCCTAAAGCTCCAGATATAGATAAACCACCCGTATGCTTTCTTTTCTCTTGATACATAGATTGACCACCGAATACTAAGGTATTTAAACACAAACTACGGTAAGCACCTGTATAAGTTTGAAAAGCCCATGCACCATCTAAAGAATTAAATACATCAGAACGTAGATTAACTACGTCTCCGTCTCTCACTGTCGTACTATGGTCTAGAAAATGAATTGTTCTTCTAGCCTTAGCACCATTATCCCACGATTGGTCTATTATTTCCAAGTTAGCACTAGGCATTACTTCCTGTACTTTCTCAGCATGTTTCTTATATAGAGAATAATGGGGTACTGTTTTATAACGTTCCGAATGATTGCCTATAAACTCACCTGTATCAGAACGTACTATTGCTTTCTTTTTTGGTGCTGTATGCTGTACTTCTACTCCGTCATTAGTTTTAAAATAATAGTGAAGTGGAACTTCTTTTACATCAAAGTCAAATAAAGATAAATCGAATAAGTCTTTATGTACATGAGTTTCTGGTAAAATATGGGTACTTGTTCCCATAACGTCATTAGTATTAATAGAATCTAACATAGTGTTTCCTTTCATATATTGTTAGAATTAAAGTTAATTTATTCTATACAGAAATAAACACTATGCAAACTATTTATTAATTATTTTTTATTCTGTACAGCTAACTTATTTTGTTTTCCAACATCTCCAACAATATGATGTCTTATATTAGTACCGTATGGTAATCCCTGTACAAACTGTTTTAATTTATTTTTATCGGATAGTGGTTTGCTGACATTTTTTCTGGTATTCTCCCACTGTAATCTCACTCTGCCATAAGTACCATAACAGCCACCTTGCTCCTCATCACCGACTAATTTCTTTTTACTGCCATGACCGTAGAAAACTATGACAAAATTTCTGTTTTTTCTAGAGCAAAGATCACAAGTGTTACAGCCGACATTTTTATTATACTCTGACGGGCAACGTACAAACAGCACACTATCTAAAACAAAGTTTTTGCTGACATTTTTATCTGACAAAGTTACTACTGTCGGATAACCCCTCTTATGTACAGCAAGAGCATCGAGTAGTGTATCCGTAGAACGATTAATAGTAGTATGGTTTTTACTATCTCTTATCCTGTACAGAAAGTTAAAGTGAAAGTTTTTATTTTTGTTTAAAGATATATCCTCAAATTTAAAATGAGAATAAGTCCACGATCTGCCACCTTGTACCTTAGCATCTAATACAGCATCTAG